CAGCGGTTGCAGGCATACCAGTTGTACGAAGAAATGTACTGGAACGTGCCGGACGTGTTCAAGGTGTCGCTTCGCGGGACCAACACGCTGCCCATCTACGTACCGTCCGCACGCACCATCGTGGACACCACGCACCGGTTCACGGGCGCAGGGTTCGGTGTGGTCACGTTCGATCGCGAGACCGGCAAGCCGTCCGAGGATTCGCAGGCCGCGCAGATGGCATTGCAAGACCTCTTCCGACGTGAGCGGTTCAAGTCCAAGAACAACGCCAACCGTCGGTACGGCATCATGCGAGGCGACGCGATCTGGCATGTGACTGCCGACGAAACCAAGCCGTTGGGGTCACGCATTACGTTGACCGCGTTGGACCCTGGCATGTACTTCCCAATCACGGACGAGAACGACGTGGAGAAGATCGTTGGCGTTCATCTGGTCGAATACATCGAGACCACGGACGGGCCACGCATCCGGCGGCTGACGTACCGCAAGGAGCCGCGATCGGATGGCCTCAACACCATCACGGTAGAGGAGGGATTGTTCGAGGTCGATAAGTGGGGCAAGCCAGATGCCACCGCGAAGTTGGTCCTCCGCCAACCAACGCCGCTGCCCGACGACATCACCTCTATCCCGGTGTACCACGTCCGTAACTACGAAGAGCCTGGAAACCCGTTCGGGTCATCGGAACTACGCGGTTTGGAACGGCTCATGTCTGCGGTCAACCAGACCATGTCCGATGAGGACTTGGCGCTGGCGCTTGACGGGATCGGCATGTACGCCACAGACGGCAGCCAGCCAATCGATCCGGTCACCCGCAAGCCGGTCCCGTGGCTGCTCGGTCCTGGGCGTGTGGTCCACACGGACGGGTCATTCTTCAACCGCGTCGGTGGTGTGTCGGGTCTGGGGGACTCGTACGGCGCCCATTACGACCGGCTCTGGGAAGCGTTGAAGCAGTCGAGCGGTACGCCAGATGTCGCCATCGGCAAGGTGGACGTGTCGGTAGCCGAATCCGGTATTGCGCTTGCCCTTCAGCTCGGGCCGATGTTGGCCAAGGCAGGCGAGAAGAACACGTTGCTCATCGACGTCATGACGCAGATGATGTTTGACGTCACGAACATGTGGATGGCTGCGTACGAAGACACGTCGTTCGACAACGTGGGTGTGGACTGTGTCGTTGGTGACGCGGTGCCGGTGGACCGCAAGGCACGGTTCGCCGAACTGAACGATATGCTGGATCGAGGCGTCATCGACACGGCCTACTACCGTGCCGAATGCACCAAGCTAGGGTATGTGTTCCCAGACGACATCGGGGCCACCGCAGATGCAGAGTTCCAAGCCCGCAACGCCGACCAGTTCGCAGGCCGCGTGAACGCGGAAGCCGATGACGAGCCCATTGCCTGAACCGTTCCGGGCGTATCGCGGTGTCCAACGCAAGTACGACGCCGCGTTGGCGGCAGAGCTCGAACGCACCGCCAGGCGAATCCGGGCACGCATCAACCGGTTACCGGCCGGCATCGGTGGAGAGGTGCGTCATGCTCAACTGACGCTTGTGTTGCGACAGATCGACGTGTTGCTCCGGGCCATGTTCGGCGGTCCGGTGTTGGACATGATTCAAGCGGGCCGGAAAGCGGCCGCGCAGGCCGCCCAGGACGCCGTGGAGACCATAACGGCGGTTGCGTACACCGCGTTGCCCGAAGCGGTCGCAGAAGCGCTTGTGGACGGCCTGGACGCCACTGCGGCATCTGGGATCGAATCCCTGTTCGCCCGTGTGCCTCGTCAACTGTCGGCGCGGGTGTACCGCACTGCGTCGCTGGCGTCTGGGTCGGTTCACAAGCTGATCCGCGAGGGGTTGGTGTCGGGTCTGTCGGCACGCGAGCTAGCGACGTCGGTGTACCGGCACATCAGTCCGACCACACCGGGCGGGGTGTCGTATGCAGCTATGCGGTTGGCTCGGACTGAAATCAACAATGCCTTCCACGAACGGCAGATCGAGGCGGCCAATCGTCCGGGCGTCAAGGCCGTTCAATGGAATCTGTCGAGCAGTCACAAGGTTCCCGACAAGTGCAATGTGTACGCGGCGCACAAGCCATACGCACCCGACGATGTGCCAGACAAGCCACACCCCCAATGCTTCTGTTATTTGACGTACGTGGTGATGAATCCTGCCGAGTTCGCGTCCGCATTGCAGGCGGGCGATTTCGATGCAGAGTTGGATCGCCGTACGCGGGCAAACGTGCGGAGATTGTTGGCCGGATAGAATGACAGTCAACAGCCGCACGAATTGAGGAGTAACGATGGATCTGCGGTCCATTAAGCCGGGTCTGCCTGCGGCAGATCTGTTCGGCATGGTGCATCCGCGTACGGGGCAACCGATCGTCCCGCTCGGATACACCCGTGATGGTCGGGCCATCTGGCCTGTGCTCGGTGGCGACGGGGACAACGACCCCAATGATCCGCGTTTCACGGGCGAGGACGACGACGACGAGGACGACGAAGAGGACGATTCCGAACAGGACGATGACGAAGACGAGCCCAAGGCCAAGCGGGGCAAGGGGAAGCCCAAGGACGACGACGACGACGAGGACGACGAAGAGACGTACACGAAGGCCGAGTACGACAAGGTCCGTGCTCGGATGCGGGCTGCCGATCAAACGGCCAGCCGATACAAGGACGAGAACGCTCGGTTGAAGGCCCAGTTGGCCAAGGCGACCAAGGGCAAGGCCAAGCCCGCCGAGGACGATGACGACGATGAGCCGCGCGTGGATCGTGCCGCTGCCGAGCGTGAAGCAGAACGCGAGAAGGCATTGCGGGAGACGCGAATCGAGAACGCGTTCCTGCGTGTCGCTCGTGACGTGACCGACCGGCAAGGCAACCAGATCGAGTGGCATGACCCCGAGGACGCCCTCGCGGTAGCCGACCGACTCGGCCTGTTGGATGACGTTCTGGACACCGATGGTACGGTGGACCGGAGGGAAATGACTCGTGCCCTGCGGGCATTGGCCAAGCGCAAGCCACACCTCGTCGTCGTGAAGAAGGCCAGCGGCCGGTCCGGTAAGGACTCCGACGACACTGACGCTGACGACCGGCGGTCGTCCGCTCCCGCCATGAACGGAAAGCGAAAGGGTGCTGGGAAGCCACCGGACCGTGAGGCATTGGCGGCTCGATTCCCAGTCCTCAACCGACCGAGCAATCGGTAACCCGACTGGCCTGTGGCCACACGGGACAACGACAGGTCACGTCACGAAACATGAAGGGAGTGGACGTGAGCCGATACGACAAGTACGACCCGAAGGACGGCGGATTCCGTGCGGCGCTGAACGCCGCGATGGTGACTGCCGATGTCGGCGTGATGTACGCGGTAGGCCTGAACGGGTCCGGGCGTGTGGTCAAGGGGGCTGGTGCAACCGGCATCCTCGGCGTTCTGATCGTCAACCAGCCCATGGCGGCCGGTGAGATCGTGGACGTCATGACCGATGGCGAGATCGCGGACTTCACGCTGGCGAACGGCTCCGCTGCGGCGGCTGGCACCCGGTACTTCGGGGTGGCCGCTGACGGGACGTTCAGTACGACCAACACCGGTACCCGACTGGGATGGACCGTGGAGGCCGGGCGTTTCGTCGCGCGTGTCGGTCGCGGCACCAACCCGACCACGTGAGAGGAGGACACATCCCATGCGCAATCTGCTGACTCCGGAACTGTGGACTCCCACGGTGCCGATCGCGGACACGGTCCTTCGTGGGCCTGTCTCTCGTACGCCCAAGCGGGGCATGGACCTGGTGGACCTGCGGGCCCTCGGCATCCTGCCCATGCAGGCGGGTGGCGCTCCCCGCAAGGGTACGCACGTCGCTGCCGACGTCGTTACCCAGACCGCCGATGGGCGGGACCTGAACGCCATCTGGACGGACTTCATCGCGCTTCTCAACGCGGTGAACGCGACTCGGATTCCGCTCATCAACTTCCTGACGTTCCCCGTCACGCTGCCGGTCGAATCGGTGGCGCAGCCGGGCGATGGTGTGGATTTCGAAGAGTCGTCCGAGTTCGGCGAGCCAGTCGGTGCGCGCATCGTTCCGACGTACTTCACGCTCGGGTACACGTTCAAGTGGTACGACCTGGCCGCGCGCTACACCTGGCAATACCTCGCCGACGCGACGGCTGCCATGGTGGACTCGGTGGCCAACGCGGCGGTGGAAGCGTATTACCGCCTGCTGCTGACCCAGGTCCTCCGGACCATCTTCAACC